GCAGGTGGGCGCCATCAAGGACGCGGTGCGCGGGTTCGAGGAGCAGGTGCGCGACCTGCTGGCCCCGCTCGCGGGCGTGGACGACGCCTACAAGCAGGCGCTCGCCGAGTGGGAGCGCACGTGCGTGGACAGCCGCACGCAGGAGGTGGCCGCCTGGTACGCGGAGACGCAGGGCGACGTGGCGGCCATGGTGCCCTTCGAGACCGTCTGGAGGCGCTACGCGCACCAGGAGAAGTGGGACCTCTACGGCGCGAACCTCGTGGCCATCGAGGGCGAGGTGGCCGAGGTCGCGGAGCACGTCATAGCCCGCGACCTGGAGACCATCGGCGGCATGGGCTACGAGCCCCGGGACGCCGAGGCGCTCAGGGCCGAGTACCTGCGGACGCTCGACCTGGAGGGCTCGTGCAGGCGCGTCCAGGCGCTGCGCGAGCAGCGCGACCGGATGGCCGAGGCGGAGCGGGCGAGGCGCGGGCGCATGGCGGCGGTGCCCGAGCCGCCCGCCGATGCCCCCACGGGGCCACAGGACGCCGCGAGCGCCCCTGAGACGCCCGCTCACGTGCAAGCGCCCACGGAGGCGGCGACGGGGCCGCAGGCGGCCGCACGGAGGCCCGTGGCGGCCGTGGCCGCGCCCGGCAGGGTGATGGTCTTCCGCGTGACGGTGCCCGAGGAGAGGGCGCGCGAGTTCGTGGCGGCGATGAGGGGGATACCGGGGGTCCACGGCGGCCCCTGGCACGACGAGGGGACGAGTGAGTAGGCATGGCAAAGACGCAGGCGGCAACGACGGAGCTGGCGGCGCGGGAGCCCGCGCGGCTCACGATGCAGGACACGATCGACTTCGCGAACTCGGTGGCGGGCGGCAGCCTGCTCCCGCGCGACTACCAGAGGAATCCCGCGAACGTCATCATCGCGGTGAACCTCGGGCAGTCCATGGGGCTGTCCCCGGCGGAGAGCCTCTACCGGATAAACGTCATCCAGGGCAAGCCCACGGCGTCGGCCGAGCTGATAGCGGCGCAGGTGCGCAGGGCCGGCCACAAGCTGCGCATCGACAGGGACGAGGCGCGCCAGAGCGTGACGGCGACCATCGTGCGCTGCGACGACCCTGGCCACCCCTTCAGCGAGACGAGGGACGCGGCCTGGGCGCAGCGCATGGGGCTCGCCTCCAAGGACAACTACCGCAGGCAGCCGATGACCATGCTCACCTGGCGCGCCATCACGGCGGCCGCCCGCGTGGCGTGCCCGGAGGCGCTGTACGGCGTGGCGTACACGCCGGACGAGATGCGCGACATGGACCCGCAGCCGGCGCAGGAAGCCGCCGCGGCCCCGCAGCCGGCCCAGGGCGTCCAGGCCGACCTCGGCGCGGCGCGCGCGGCGTACGCGGCCTACAGGCGCGCCACGGGGGCCACGAACGAGGAGGCGGTGCACGCGGTGTGCGCTGCGGTCGGCGCCACGGACATGCGCTCCATGACGCAGGCGCAGGCGGACGCGGCCACGGCGTGGCTCTCCGCGCATATGGTGCCGGACGCCCCGCAGCAGCCGCAGGCCGAGCCGCAGGCCGAGTACGAGTACGAGGAGCCCGCGCAGCCAGAGGTCGCGGACGAGGACCTCGAGTTCTAGGGAGGAAGACATGGCAATCAACAGGGTCTGCATATCGGGCAACCTGACGCGGGACCCGGAGCTGCGCCAGACGTCGGGCGGCTCGCAGGTGCTCGGCGTCGGCGTGGCGGTCAACGACCGCAGGAAGAACCAGCGGACTGGCCAGTGGGAGGACGTGCCAAACTTCGTGGACTGCGTGGTCTTCGGCAACCGCGCCGAGGCGCTGGCCGCGATCCTGCACAAGGGGGACAAGGTGGCGATAGACGGGCGCCTCCGCTACGGCTCGTGGGAGGCGAAGGACGGCACGCGCCGCTCCAAGCTGGAGGTTGTGGCCGAGGAGGTCGAGCTGATGCAGCGCCCGCGCCAGGCGGCGCGGCAGCCGTACGCGACGACGCCCACGCCGCACCAGCCCGCCTACGCGGCCCCCGCGCCCGCACCGGCCCAGCAGCCGTACCAGCCCCCGCTGGGGCAGCGACGGGCCACGTCGGCGTCCGACCCGTACGACGAGGACATCCCGTTCTAGAGAGAGGAGACAGGCATGGTGGAGAGGCCGCACATCACGGAGGACGTGGCCAGGATGGTCGCGGAGGCGATAGGGGACGAGGGCGGCGTGCCGCTCGGCACGCCGGAGTGGTGCATGGACCACGGGTTCGGAACGGAGGACTACGAGGCGTTCCTGCGGGCGGGCGTGCGCCAGGGGGCCGAGTTCGACTTCCGCGACGCCAACCAGTCGCTCTGCGGCACGGTGGGCACCATGGGCGTGCCCCGGAAGATAGGCGTGGACGGGGACAAGATAACGCTCACGGTGGCCATCGAGAGCAGCCGCGCGGGGGACGTCGCACGGCTCATGACGCTCATGAGGCAGACGTGCGACATAAGCCTCACGCCGGCGAACATGCCGCTCCCGCTCGACATCGACCCCCAGCCCGCCGGCTCCGTCCCGCTTCCCGGGACCGGGGAGTAGCGGTGTCCGGCACGGGCGGCATGCCCGCCTTCGTGCGCGACTCCTACCGCCTCGGGCGGCTCACCCGCTCGGTGGTGACGCCGGGCGAGCTGGCCGAGTGGACCGGTGGGCCGCGCGTCGAGCTGGTGCGCCTCACGTACGAGATGCACGACGGGGGCCGCGTGCCCCCTCCCGTGCGGCTCGTCGCCGTGTGCAGGCCCGAGGACGAGGGCGGCGTGGCGAGGACGATGTCGCGCCTCCTCGAGAGCCGGGGCTGGACCGCGAGGCCCTACCGCGAGCTCGTGGACGGGGGCGAGGCGCGATGACGGGAGGAGTCTACTTCCCCGCCTACGCGAGCCTGTGCGACGACCAGGTGGCCAGGAAGGTGCGCAGACGCTTCGGCCACGAGGGGTTCGACGCGTACGTGACGCTCCTCTGCCTCCTCCTGCGGGAGGACGGCGGCCGGCTCATGCTCCAGTCCGAGGAGGACTGGGAGGACCTGGGCGAGCAGCTCTACGGTGGCGGGGCCGCATTCGCCAAGGAGCTGGTGACCCTCCTGGTCCACCACGGGGCAATCGTACAGGGCGAGGGCTACATCTTCTCGCCGCTCGTCTCCGGGGCGATAGCCACGTACGCCGACAGCCGCGAGGCCAAGTCGAGGGCGGCGCGGGCGCGATGGGACAAGGAGCACAGTCGCAAGGAACGGCAGCAGGGAACGGATGCTGATGCAATGCATGATGCAGCGCATTAAGCAACGCACATGCGATGCAAATGCAATTAATTAACTAATTAACCAACTAACTAACAAAACGTACCTGGGACGTCTACGTACTGGGTTCGTTGACGTACAAGGGAGATGCGATGGAAGGTCTCGAAGGTCTCGGTTTCGCGGACTCCGGCGACGGCATGACGGCCGTCGAGCGTGGGGCCCTGGCAGCCTCGCTGCGGCGCATGGCGGCGGACGGGACGGACATGACGGACCGAGACTGGGTGGCGTGCCGGCTCTCGCGCGAGACCGGCGTGGGCGCGGGCGCGGTGCGCGCGTGGATTGAGGCAGAGAGGTGGAGGAAGAGATGAGCAGTATAGGCGACGAGCTACGCAGGTTTTGCGACGTAGAGTCCCTGAACCCGATACAGACTGCCAGGCTCAGGCGCATCGCCGACCGCATCGACAAGGAGACGGTCGAGCTGCCGAAGGACGCGGACGGCCTGCCCATCCGCGTGGGGGACACGGTGTACCTGGACGATGGGCGCATGGCTGGCGTGACCCGCATCGACCTCATGCAGGACAATGCGGCCGTCCTCTGCTGGGCGTCCTGCGAAAGCATCGCGTACTTGCCGACCGGACTCACCCACACTCGCCCCGACGGCTGGGAGCGCATCGCCGACGAGCTGGAAGCCTGGTGCGACCGGGTCGACGTGGGCCGCGACGCGTGCGGCGAGCCGAGGGCGCTCGCGGGGCGCATCCGCAGGCTGGCGGAGAGGGGGGACGGGCGATGAGAGCCTATTGCGAGTGCCCGCGCTGCCGCAGGACGTTCCCCGTCAAGTGGGGCTGGACCACGCTCAAGGTCGCCTGCCTGCGCGACGATGACGGCGAGGTGGTCACCGACCGTGACTGCCTCTACGCAACGCGGGTCACGTACCCGCGCCACGTGCGGTGCCCCCACTGCGGCGTGCGCCTGGCCGCCCAGCACGAGCTTTGGCCGAGGTTCTTCGCAGTCGAGGAGGGCAAGCAGTATGCCGATGGAGCGCGATAGGTACCCAAGCGACTGGGAGGCCATCGCATTGCAGGTGAAGGAGGAGGCCGGTTGGAGGTGCGAGGTGTGCGGCAGGCAGTGCCGCCGTCCCGGCGAGCCTTTCGACACGCACCGGCGGACGCTCACGGTGGCGCACCTCGACCACACGCCGGAGAACTGCGCGCGGGAGAACCTGCGGGCGATGTGTGCGCCGTGCCATCTGAGGTACGACGCGGAGCAGCACGCGGAGACGAGGAGGAGGCACAAGAATGGAATCGACTAGCGACGAGCGGCATGAGGTTGCGGAGAGGCTGAGGGAGTACCCGTTTGAGCTGACGAAGTCTTGTCATACAGACCCGCTCACGCCGTATGACCGGGCGGTGGGCGCGAAGGAGGATTGACCATGGCACCGACTAGCGAGGAGCGCCGCGAGGCGGCGGAGCGGCTGCGCGACTACGCGCTGCTTCGCAGCTCGGACACCTTTGAGGCGTTCTTCACGAGACTCAACGGGGTTCTCTTCGGAGACGAAGGCTGGAAGAGGCCAGACGGTGACGTCTTCGCCCGCCTCGCCGACCTCATCGACCCGACGTGCGAGGTGGATTACTGCAGGTACTTATACGGCTGCTGCGCCTACGAGTACCACCTCTCCTGCGGCCACAGCGTGGACCGGCCGTGGAGGACGCCGCCGGCATACTGCCCCGAGTGCGGCGCGAGGTGCATCGCGGGGGAGGGGGACGGCGAGTGACCGGCGCGACGGGGCGTGGGCGGCATGGGGCAGATGCCCCACGTGCCCCAAAATCCGAGAGATCCCGCGAGCGGCCGCCGTGGTCGTGGCGCGAGCTGGAGACCGTGTGGCGGCACCCGGACATGACCGCCGAGGAGCTTGCGGAGATGCTGCCCGGCCGCACGCCCAAGGCGGTGAGCCGCATCCGCGACCGCTACGGCCGGTGGCGCACCGAGGGCGTGGTGCCGCTGTGCCAGCGCTGCGGCGGGCACCCGGTGTTCGTGGAGGACCCGGAGGCGCGGCGCTGGGGCCTGTGCCGCGAGTGCGCGCAGGCCGAGAAGGACTGGCGCGACCGGAACGGCGCGAGGCTCTCGCGAGAGAACGCGGCGCGCAGGCAGAGGAAGCACAAGAGGAGGGGGAGCGAGTGAGCGACAGGTTTCTCGGGTACGGCGACGGCAAGGCGTCTTACCTTCATCCAGGCCTCGTGAAAGAGCTCGTCGACGCAAAGGTGTCCGGCATGGGTATGGCCGTCCTTTGCGCATACCTGGCATTTACGGACAAGGGGAGCCCGCTTGGCATGCACGTATACATGGGGCACGAGTACGCGATGAGACGCGCTGACATAGCTGATGAGCTTGGGGTGGGCGAACAGCCGGTGGGAAAATGCCACCAGGTTGCTCGTCAGGAAGGGGGTGCTGAGGCGGCTTGAGGGCGGGCACAACGGCACTCCGTCGCGTTATGTCATCGTCGACTGGAAGAAAGAGGGCCTTGGGAGATGGGCGAATGACTGACTCGAAGCGCGTGGCGAGCGCGTGCGGACCGGCCACGCGTCATCCCATCAGGCTCTGACCACGGGCGTCCGGGCATCGGCCGGGCGCCCGTTCCCATGTCAAGAGAATCTGGGGCATGGGGAAGCGAAAGGGCAGGAACGGCGGGACGCTCATCGACTTCGACGCGGGCAACGCGGCGGAGATGGGCAGGCGCGGCGGCGTGGCCTCGGGCGAGGCGCGGCGGCGCAGGCGCAGCATGTCGGAGCTTGCCTCGGTGATGATGGGCCAGGGGCTGCAGGGGAGGGACGCGCAGGAGGTGGCCGCCCTGTTCCCCGACCTGGACGGAGAGGTCACCCAGGCGGCTGCGGTCGTGGCGGGGCAGGTCGCGGCGGCGCGCGAGGGGTCCACGCAGGCGTTCAACGCCCTGCGCGAGATGGAGGCCGAGCAGGCGGCGCGCGACGCCGAGGATGCCAGGCCGTTCGAGCGGGACTTCGTGGGGCTCGTGGGCCCCGCCTTCTGGCCGGTCCACTGGCACCTGCTGCGGGAGGACGAGCGCGAGTTCTGGATGCCCGGCGGGCGCGGCTCGGGCAAGTCCTCGGCGGTGTCCGAGGAGATCGTTGCCGGGATGATGCGCCACCCGGACCGCTCCGCCTACGTCTTCATGGCCGTGGGCGAGGGCATGGAGGGCGGCCCGTTCGAGCAGGTCAGATGGGCCATCGACCGCCTGTGCGTGGCCGCCGAGTGGGAGTCGCGCAAGTCGCCCATGTCGTGGCGGCGCAGGGGCACCGGCCAGGTAATCCGGTTCAGGGGCCTCGACAAGGCCGCCAAGACGAAGTCCACCAAGGCCCCGGCGGGGACGTACTACGCCTACCAGTGGTTCGAGGAGTGCGACCAGCTCGCGGGCCCGCAGGACGTGCGCACCACCCTGCAGTCGCTGACGCGCGACGTGGGCGGCGGGGCCTACTTCGCCCGCTTCTACACGTTCAACCCGCCCAGGGTTGCGGAGAGCTGGGCGAACCGCGTGTGCGCCCAGCGCGAGGCGTCCGGGAGGCCGGTGTACCGGTCGACGTTCCTGCAGCTCCCTCCTGACTGGGTGAGCGACCAGATGCGCGAGGACGCCGAGGAGCTGCGCAAGAGTGATCCTCCCGCGTACCGCCACGAGTACCTCGGCGAGTCCGTGGGAATCGGAGGCCTCGTCTTCGACCGCGCCGAGTTCAGGCGCATCACGGACGAGGAGATACGGGCCTTCGACAACCCGCAGGCCGGCGAGGACTTCGGCTGGTGGCCCGACCCGTGGGCCATGACCGTGTCCGAGTGGCGGCCTGGGCAGCGCACGCTCCTGACGTGGCGCGAGGACGGCGGGAACAAGCTGACGCCCGACGAGTCCGCGCGCCGCGCCGCAAAGCTCCTGACGTGGGCCGACGGGCAGGGGAGGAGGCCCGTCTACCACCGCCTGCCGGTCTGGGCGGACGACGCCGACCCGCAGCAGGTGGCGCAGCAGCGCGACGCCGGGCTGGACGCCCACCCGGCGGGCAAGGGCAACATGCGCATGGCCTCGTACCGCTGGCTCTCCTCCGTGCGCTGGGTCATCGACCCGGAGCGTTGCCCGCGCCTCGCCGAGGAGGTGCGGCGGAAGCAGTACGAGCGCCTGCCGTCCGGCCGGTTCGCCGAGCGCATCCCGGACGGCGGGGACCACTGGATAGACGCGACGAGGTACGCCGTCATGCGCCTCGTCAGCAGGCGCGGAGCATACCGGTAGCGGCAGCGGGGAGGAAGGCGGCATGGGGGGTTCGCACGGCATCCCGGGCTTCATGCACGACGCCCTCAGGGGCATGGGCATGGCTCCGGACACGAGCATGGCGGCGCAGGTGCAGGAGTGGTGGTCCTGGTACACGTCCACGGCCGACTTCTACGACAGGACCGAGGTGGTGGGCGGCAGGACGATGCGCAGGCACCGCCTCACGATCCACCCGGCGCGCAGGGTGTGCCGCGAGTGGGCCTCGCTGCTCCTGAACGACCAGACCACCATCGTGGCCGACAGCGACGGCGCGGACGCGGCCCTGTCGGGGTGGGCCTCCTCCACGCGCCTGGTGCAGCGCGGGCAGGGCATGGTGGAGCGCGCGTTCGCGCTCGGCACCGGCGCGTGGACACTCGGATTCGACGTGGGCGAGGAGTCCACGAGGGTGGTGCTCAGGTGCTACGACGCCCGGCAGACGCTCCCGCTCTCCTGGGGCGATGACGGGTGCCACGAGTGCGCGTTCGCCTCCGACGTGCTGGTCAGGGGAGTGCGCTACCACCAGCTGCAGGCCCACGTGCGGGACGCGGGGACGGGCACCTACCACGTCATTACCCGCCTGTGGCGCGGCGACAGGGAGGTGGACGCGGGCGAGCTTGGGGTGCTGCCGGAGTACGACACCGGAGTCGCGATGCCCACGTTCGCGCTCGTGCGCCCCGCCATCGACAACGTCTACTCCGACGGCAGCGCCATGGGCCAGAGCGTCTTCGCGGACGCCGTGGGGGCCATCCAGGCCGTCGACAACGCCTTCGACAGCATCAGCCGCGAGATTGACGCGACCAAGGTAAAGACGTTCGTCTCAGACCAGCTCTTCGGACAGGCGTCGCGCGTCGACGCCGACGGGAACCTGGTCCCGGTGGTGCAGCTCCCGTCGCCGGACGACTCGATACTGCGCATGACGGCGCAGGACCCGGACCTCATCAAGACGTTCTCCCCAGAGATACGCATCGACCCGCTCAGGCAGGCCCTCGACGTCGCGCTGGACGAGCTGGGCGACCTCACGGGGTTCGGCCAGAAGTACTTCGCCCTGGCCGGCACGGGCGGGCTCAAGACCGCCACGGAGGTGGCGGCGGACAACTCCGCGCTGATGCGCAACGCGGCCAAGCACGGCCACCTGCTGTCCGAGGCGCTTTCCTCGCTGTGCGGGGCCGCGCTCGCGTGCATGGGCTTCCCTGACGCCACGGTCTCGGTGGACCTGGACGACTCCATCATCGCGGACACCGCGAGCGACAAGGCGCAGATGCTCTCGGAGGTGAGCGCCGGCCTGGTGCCGGGCTGGATGTACCTGCAGCGCTTCTACGGGCTCACCGAGGAGGACGCGAGGGCGAGGGCGGCCGAGGCGTCCGGGTCGCTCGTGCCGTCCGGGTCCACGGCCCTGGCGTAGCGCATGCTCACGCCGCAGGAGATAGCGGTCCTGGGCGCGGCGGCCGCCGTGAGGGCGCGGCAGGGCGAGGGCGCGTGCGTAGCCGAGCTGGCGAGGCTCGCCGCCTCCGGCGTGCTGGAGGGGCTGGACCTCGCGGACGCCGTTGAGGCCTCGGGGAGGGTCCCCGGCGTCGTGCTCGGCACCATGGCAGCGCATCAGCCGTTCGTCCGCGCTGCCGTGGTCGCGGAGGCTGCGAGGGCCCTGGGGCTCAGCTCGAGGCGGGACGCCGAGGCGCTCGGCAAGGCGCTGGGTGACCTGGAGAAGGCCATGCGGCCCGGTCACGACGTGCGCACGGCGTCGCAGGCGATAGCGGACGGCCTCATGGACCAGCAGCGCCGGGACAACCTCTCCATGGCCGAGGACGCCCGCAGGACGTGGGTGGCGGCCGTCTCGGACGCCGTGCCGAGGGCAGCGCGCGGGGAGCTGAGCTACGAGGGCTGCGTCCGGCAGGTCGTGGAGTCGGTGGCGCGGCGCGGCGTGAAGGTCATCGACTACAGGAGCGGCGTCCGCGTATCCCCGGACGTGGCGGCGCGCCGGCACATCGTCACGCAGGTGCAGCAGGCTGCGGCGTCGCGGTCGCTCGAGGCGTCCGAGGCCATGGGAGAGGGTCTGGTCTTCGTCTCGTCGCACGTGGGGGCGCGCCCGAGCCACGGGGAGTGGCAGGGCAGGCCGTACGCCTGCCACGGGCCGCTCACGATCGACGGGGTCACGTACGAGGACCTGGCTGACGCCACGGGCTACGGCACGGCGGGTGGCCTCTGCGGGGCCAACTGCCGTCACTCGTTCGGGCCCTGGCTGCACTGGCAGGGGGCGAGGTGGAGCGCCACGCCGGACGAGGACGCCGGGCTGGACCCCGACCAGGCGTACAGGGCGACGCAGGCGCAGCGAGCGAACGAGCGCGCCATACGTCAGGCGAAGCTGGAGGCGGACGCCATGCGCGAGGCCGGCCAGGACGACACCGAGGCCCGGCTGAGGCTTGGGCGCGCACAGGCGAGCCAGCGCAGGCTGCTCGCCGAGAACCGCTGGATGGCGCGCCGCCCGGAGCGTGAGAGGGCGTACGGCGCCGACGGAGAGCCCGTCAACGTGCGGCCGCTCGCGAAGAGACCGGCCGCAAACTCCGAGCACGCCAAGGAGAGGATGGAAGAGCGGGGCGTGACGCAAGGGCAGATAGACGATGCGCTGCGCCACCCGCTCAAGAAGTTCGAGGTACGAACGGACGACCGGGGCAGGAAGTCACAGAAGGTGATTGGGTATGATGTGACTGTGGTGGTCAATCCAGATACAGGGATGACGATTACCACGTACCCAACCAGTGCGAGGAAGAGGGGGAAGTATGGTAACCCTGGATAGCGAGCAGCTACACCTCCTGGAATCGCTCGGCGTCGGGGACGTCGACCTCGCCGATGATGACGGCCTCTCGCGCATAGAGGAGGCCCTTGAGGATGAGATCCAGCTCCACGGGCTGAACGCCTCGGGAGACGGCCTCAACGCCCACGGCGACCTCTGCCGGGAAATCCTGGTGGCGATTGCTGGCGAGTGAGGTGTGCAACAGGGCATGAGAGACTTTGCGGGGCCGTCCTTCGGGGCGGCCCTTCTTGTGCCCGTTACCTCCCTGCGACCATCCACGTCGACGCCCGGCCAGCGCAAAAGGGCCGACACGCCCGGCCAGCGCAAAAGGGCCGCCACAGCCGCGCAGGGAAGCGCGCAAACAAACCGTGGATTGGAGCAGGCATGGCAGACGAGCAGGAGCACGAGACCGAGCCAGGGGCGGAGTCCGAGGGCAGGGAGCCCGAGGCGAAGCCAGAGGGCGGCGACCTCACCGACGGCCACGGCCAGGAGGGAATCTCCAAGGCCAAGTACCAGCGCGAGAGGGCCGCGTGGGAGGCCGAGAAGAAGGCCCTTGAGGACAGGCTCGCGGCGCAGTCCGGCGGCAGGGACGACGCGGACGCCCGCGTCTCCAAGCTGGAGGCCGACCTCAAGGCGATGCGGGAGCGCCTGGACGACGAGCGCGTGACCGCGAGGCTCGCCGCAGCCGGGTGCGTCAACGCGAAGGCCGCGAAGGCCGTCCTGGCCGACTACGACGGCGACGTCGACAAGCTCAAGGCCGAGTGCCCGTACCTGTTCCGGCAGGCAAGGCAGACGGGGAGCACCGGCGGCACGCCTGCGGGCGCGTCGAAGGCAGACCTGGTCGCGAAGGCCAGGAAGGCAGCGGGGCTCCCGCCGAGGAAGGGATAGCAGATGCCCACAACCATCACAGAGTTCCCGACAGAGTACGCCAACGCAATCGACGAGGTGCTCGCAGGGGCCACGTACGCGAGCGCCTACAACGTCGGCGCCGCAGAGTTCGCCGGAGGCCGCCAGGTCAAGGTGCCCGACATCTCCTTCGGGGACCCCCCTGAGCCGGTCGCGTATGACCGATTCAAGTCCGGAGAGGCCACGGTCAACATCAACCGCACGACCTACACCCTCGACCATGACGTGGAGAAGACGTTCTACGTCGATGCAGCCGATGCGGCAGACGACCCCGCGGCAACCCAGACCACGGCAATCGCCGAGTACGAGCGCACCATATTCGCCCCATACATCGACAAGGACTTCTTCAAGGTCGCGGCTGCCCAGGCCAAGGCCACGGCAACGGAGACGCTCACCAAGGGCTCCATCAGGGAGGCAATCCGCGTCGCCCAGGGCCAGTTCAACGAGGCGGGCCTTGCGGGAGGCAACCTCTACGTCACGTCCGACGTGCGCGGAATGCTAGAGGACTCCACCAACCGCGAATGGTCCAACGAAACGGCCATCAACCATGCCATCGGCGCCTGGGACGGCTTCACGGTATTCACCACGCCGAAGGCACTCCTCGGAGACAAGGTGAACTTCCTCGCCATCTCCGGTGGAACGAGCACGATCCGCTACATCGTCAAGAGGGCTGCGGCCTACCAGTTCGAGCCCGGAAGGCACACGGAGGGCGACGGCTATCTCGCGCAGTTCCGCTGGATCTTCGGCACCATCGTGCGCAAGAACCGCAAGCCGGGAATCTATGCCAGCAAGCAGGCAAGCGCCTAGCCATGGCGTGGCCGGGGCTCACACACTACGAGTACGAGTGCCTCGGGGGGACCGCCCCCGAGGCGTCGTTCTCTGCGGCCCTCCCATGGGCCGTGCGGGCCGTCAAGGCCGAGTGCTGGCCCAACGAGCCCGCAACGGAGGCGCAGGAGTCGGTCGCGAGGGCGGCGTACGCCGCAGCCGTCGAGGCAGACCTCGCGACCGGCGGTACGCACGGGGCAGACGCGGGCGGTTCGTTCTCCATCGGCGGATACTCCGAGTCCGCCGGGGACGGGGGCGGCCGCGCCGCCATCCGCCAGGCCATCGCGGAGGCCCTTGCCGGGAGCGGCCTCATGTGCCGGGTGATGCTCTGATGCGGCCGATTCCCCTGAGCCTGCTCCCGAGCACGATGGTCTGGCAGGCGCCCAGGGGCGGCCGCAGCGGGGCCGGGGAGTTCGAGGGCGAGAGGCACACGCTCGCCCACGTGCGCCTGGTCGCATCGCAGCTGACGACGGTTCGCGACTCCAGCGTGCACGACCCGGCGTCCGGTACCGTCTACGCCGACGCCGTGCACAGCACGGGCGACGTTCCGCCCCTGGGCGCCCTCGTCACCATCGACGGGGAGCCCGGCCTGGTCGTAAGGAGCGTGCAGCCATTCTACGGGCGCGACGGCAGGCTGCACCACACGGAGATAGGGGTAGGCTGATGGCCGACATCGAGATAGAGGCGAGCATCGGCCCATGGCCCGACCTCTCCGGCGGCACCGGGCTCCTGGAGGGCCTGGCGCACCTGGTGCAGGCGGACACCGCCCCGTACGTCAAGCGGGACTCGGGGCAGACCATGGGCAGCGCCATGCAGTCGGACTTCTCGTCCGGCGTCATCACCTACTCGGCCTCCGACTCCAAGGGCCGCCAGTACGCCGGGTACGCCTACACGGACCCCGACGTGGCGGACACCGACAAGAACCCGAAGGCCACGGCGCGCTGGTTCGAGGCCGCCAAGGCCGACCACCTGGCCGACTGGGTGCGCCACGTGGCGGAGACAGTGACGAGGGGAGGCACCGCATGAGCAGCCTGGTGGCGTCGGCAATAGTGTCCGCGGTCGCGGACGTGGTGGAGGGCGCGGGCGTCTCCCCAGTCTACGAGCGCCGCCTGCAGGCCATCGACGGCCAGGAGGGCGCCGTGGTGCGCACCGGGGCCCAGACCACGGCGGCGCTCTACATCGACGGCCAGGCCGACGTGCGCGTCCCCGTGCGGGTGCTCTGCAAGCGCCGCAGTGCCACTCAGGCTATGACGGACGCGGAGAAGGCATGGGACGCCATGGACGGCATGTCCCTCGCTGTCTCCGGCATCCCAATAAGCATCGAGCCCTCTGGCGTGCCCTTCGAGCTATCCATTGACGAAAGCGGCTTCTCCGTCTGGGAAGCAGACGCGGCCGCCGCATACACGACCCCCAAGGAGGGATAGATCATGAAACTCACCCGCAACCTCTACATCCCGTGCCTGGACGTCTCCGGCGGCTCCGGCACGGCAAAGTACGTCCCCATCGACCTGTCCACGGAGTTCGACTTCACGTGGAACGCAAACGAGGAGACGTACAGCTACATCAAGGACGCCAACGACACGAAGGAGGTCACCGGCTACGCCCCGACCATGGAGCAGGAGATCGCGCTCGAGTCGACCAACGCGATGTACAAGTTCCTCCTCCCTAAGTTCATGGCGATGCCCAAGGGCTCCGACCTCGCGGTGCCGTGCCTCCTCGTGTTCCCAGACGACTCCGGCAAGCCCACCAAGGGCTACCTGTGGAAGGAGGCGAGCCTGACGCCGAACGACCTGAACACCGTCGACGGGAAGCTGGTATTCAACATCAACTTCAACGGCGACGTCACCGAGGGGGCCTGCGCCGTATCCCCCTCCGCAATCACCTTCACCGAGGGTGCGGCGGGAACGGGGGCGTAGCCTCGGGGCGTCACCACGAACGGAGAATCCTCCCCAGCAGCCAACGGATGACAGGGAGGATTCTTTTATGGACGGACAGCTCAGCGTCACCATCGGCGGGAAAACCAACGACCTGCCAAGATACGACATGGCGCTCGCACGCAAGGCGGGCGCGATAGACGCGGCGGAGGGGCGCGAGGCCGCGTGGAGGGCCGAGTGGGACTTCCTCCGCGCCGCCATCGGGGACGATGCCCTGCGCGACGCGACGTGCGGAGACCGGGTCGAGTCGTGCGACCTCATAGCCCTCGACTCCGCGTGCGCCGAGGTGCGCGCCGCATACGAGGCCCCGCAGCAGGAGGCCATGAGGAAGCGCGTGGAGGACGCCATGGCCGTCCTGTCCGGCGGCGACCTCGACCGCCTGGTGCGCGCGGCGGACGCCATCGGCCGGCTGGAGTCCCGCCAGGGGTTCAGGCGGGTCAAGTAGCCGTGATAGACCTCGCGCAGGACAGGCTCCCGGACATGATCATGGCCGGTGACGGGTGGGTGCCGGTGCTGACCGGCTTCCGCACGTGGCTCCGCTTCGGACGCCTCCTGCAGGAGGCGCGTGTGTGGTGGCCAGGGATATTCCCGGATGGCGAGCCCGAGGGCGACTGGCACGATGGCGCGCTCGAGTTCTACCGGTCGCCCGTGGCGTGCCCGCACGGCGGGCACGGCCGCGCGCCGTCGGTGCGGGCGATTGACCTGCTGGAGGACGGCGACTACCTGGTGGGGAGCTTCCAGCAGGCGTACGGAATAGACCTCACCGACCCGGCGCTGGACATGCACTGGCACCGCTTCCAGGCGCTCCTCCGCTCCCTGCCGCAGGACACCGTCATGTCGCGAATCGTCGGCTGGCGCTCGTGGACCCCGTCCGGAGCGAGGCGGAAGCCGGACGAGGCGGCGCGCGCCCTCCGGGACGCGTGGTCGCTCGGTCCCGGCCTTCGTGACGACGGGGCCATTGCGGAGCAGCAGGCGCTCCTCGGGGGCGTCGCCGAGGCGTTCGAGAGGGAGATGAGCGAGCATGGCTAACGACGGCGAGGTTCGCATCAACGTACGGGCCGACACCTCGGACGCGGAGAAGAAGGCACAGCAGCTGAAGAAGAGCTACGGCGACGTGGCGGGCGAGGTCAACTCCTCGAGGACGGAGGCGGCCTTCGGCAGGCTCAGGGAGGGCGCCTCCAAGGCGGTTGACGCCGCCAAGTCGGCCATAACCACCGCAGCCAAGGTGTCCGCGGCAGCGGTGGGCGCCTCGGTCGCCGCCATCACAGCCAAGGCAACGGAGGCGTACTCGACGTACGAGCAGCTGTCCGGCGGCATCGACAAGCTCTTCGGCGAGGAGGCGGCCGGGAGGGTCCACGACTACGCGAGCCAGGCCTACGTCAAGGCGGGCCTCTCGGCGAACGCCTACATGGAGCAGGTCACGAACCTCGCAAGCTCGCTCAAGCAGAGCTTCGGCGGGGACGCCGTCAGGGCCGCCGACTCGGCGAACCAGGCAATCGTGGACATGTCCGACAACGCCAACATATTCGGCTCGAACATCCGCGACATACAGAACGCCTACGGCGGCTTCGCCAAGCAGAACTACACGATGCTCGACAACCTCAAGCTCGGATACGGCGGCACGCGCGAGGAGATGCAGCGCCTCATAGACCATGCCAACGAGCTGGAGAGGCAGCAGGGCCGCGCCGGCGACCTCGTCATAGACAACATGGGCGACATCGTGCAGGCCATCCACGACGTGCAGGAGGAGCAGGGCATCGCCGGGGACACCTTCGAGGAGGCGTCCGGGACCATCCAGGGCAGCCTCAACACGACCAAGGCCGCCTGGGAGAACCTCCTCACCGCGCTCGGCAGCGGCGAGGGCGTGGACGAGGCGATAGACCAGCTCATGGACAGCGCAGGGACGCTCGCGCAGAACGTGGTTCCGGTCATGGCCGACGTGCTGGACGAGGTGGTGGCGAACCTCCCGGAGCTGGTGGACGGCATCGGCTCCGCCCTGGAGGAGTACGGGCCGGAGATAGGCGACGCCCTGGTGTCCGCCTTCACGTTCGCCTGGGACAAGGTCGCGGAGACGGTCTCGGGCTGGGGCGTCCCGATGCCCGAGATAACCACGGACGACGTCGAGTCGGCGCTGCAGGGGCTCGCGGACGCGGGGCAGGCGGTCCTGGACGTGCTCAAGGGCCTCGCCCCGTGGGTGGCGGCCGTCGCGGCGGGGTTCGTCGCCATGAAGGTGGTCACGTCCATAGTCTCGGCGTTCCAGACGTTCGTGGCTATCGTCTCGACGCTCAAGGCGGCATCCGCCATGGTCTCCGGCGTCAAGGCCCTGGGCGGCGCGTTCGTCACCCTCGCGGGCGGACCGGTTGTGGTCGCGGCGGTGGCCATAGCGGCACTCGTGGCCGCCATCGTGGTCCTGTGGAACACCAACGAGGGGTTCAGGGACGCCGTCACGGCGGCGTGGGAGGCCGTGGTATCCGTGGTCTCCTCCGTCGTGGGAGCCATCGTGGGGTTCTTCACGGGCACGCTCCCGGCCGCCTTCCAGGCGGTGTCCGACTTCTTCACGGTCACGATCCCGGCGGCCTTCCAGTCCTTCGTGGACTTCATGGCGAACCTCCCCGCGACCATCCTCGGATTCGTGGCGCAGATTCCCGTCGCGCTAGCCACGGGCGTCGGCCTTGTCATCGGGGTCGTGCTCGGCCTGGTCGCGTCGCTCGGGGAGCTGGCCATCGAGGCGGGCTCGGCGTTCCTCGCGAACCTGGTGTCGTTCTTCGTGCAGCTGCCCGGGCAGGTCGTGGCCTTCCTGCTGTCCGCGCTCGCGGCGATAGCCTCCTTCGCGGCGCAGCTCGGCGCGGACGCAGTCCAGGCGGGCTCCGCCTTCCTCCAGGGGGTGGTGGAGTTCTTCACGCAGCTCCCGGGCCAGATAGCCTCGTTCCTCGCCTCGGCAATCTCGGCAATCGCCGCGTTCGTGGCGCAGGTGCCGGGACAGGCGCTCGCGGCGGGCCAGGGCTTCCTGAGCGGGATCCAGTCCGGCTTCCAGGCGGCCGTGAGCTTCGTCCAGGGCATCCCGGGGCAGATAATCGGCTTCTTCTCCAACGCCGGGAGCTGGCTCGTGGAATCCGGCAGGTCGCTGCTCGGCGGCTTCGTCTCCGGCATCCAGTCCGGCTTCCAGGCGGCGCAGGACGCCGTGAGCAGCGGCCTCTCGGCGGTGCGCTCGTTCTTCCCGTTCTCCCCCGCGAAGCGCGGCCCGTTCAGCGGCCACGGGTACACGACGTACTCCGGGCGCGCCCTCATGCGCGACTTCGCCGGGGCCATCCGCGACTCCGTGCCAGACGTCCTCGGGGACGTTGACGTGGCCCTCGGCGGCATCCAGGCGCGCCTCGCGCCCGAGCCCATCGCGGGCGTGGTCCCGGCGACCGTCGGCGCCGGGGAGCCATCCGGCGTGACCGTGGTGCAAAGCTTCAGCACGAAGGTGGTCAGGGCGGACGAGGACCTCTACGCGGCGGGCGCGATACTCAACCGCTCCGCGATGCGCGAGGCGCTTGGGGTGGTGTGATTGGCTGGGTGGGACGCGTGGCTCGTGGCTGGCGGCAGGTCCGTCCACGTCGCGTCGGGCGGCGCGCCCTCAGGCCCGGCCCTGTACGCGGAGACGCTCAAGGGCTGGTGGTCAACGCCGCAGGCGAAGGTGTCGCTCTCGGAGCGCGCCGCCGGGGACGGGGCATTCCCGGTCGACGGTGACGCCGTGCTCTACTCGGCGCGCACGGTGACGCTCGGCCTCCTGGCGCGCGGCCGCACCCGTGGCGAGGTGCAGGAGGCGGTGGGGTCCGTGCTCGCCATGGCGCACCGCCTGGTCACCCTCCGCGTCGCGGACGGCCCGTCGGACACGTGCGCCACGGGGTACGTGGAGGTGTCCTCGGGGTCCGGCAAGGCGCTGGGGACGCGCGAGGAGCTTGAGGTGACCGTCGTCTGCCCCGACCCGCGCCGCTACGGCGCGACGCCCCACCGCGCGTACCTCTCTCCGGGGGCCGCTGCGGGCGCGCTCGCGTGGCACGCGGGCGCGTCGCACGGCCTCGCCTGGCCGCTCTCCTTCGGGGACGGCGGCGCGGTGGCGAACGTCGCGACGCTGAGGAACGACGGCACGTCCACCGCGTATCCCATCATCACCGCCTCGGGCGACATGGGCGGCCTCGTCCTCACCGACGCCGCCACGGGCGCGCAGCTCGCGTGGGACGGCCACGTGGGCGCGCAGCCCGTGGTCCTCGACTGCCTCTCGCGCACGGCCAGCGTCGCGGGCGTGGACGCCTCGCGGCTGCTCTCGGCGCGCGGCTTCCCGTCGGTGCCCGCCGGCGGGGAGGTCACGCTGGCCCTCGCGGCCACGGGCACGGGCACGGTCTGCGCCGAGTGGCGCGACACCTACATCTAGCAAGGAGGACACGATCATGGCAGACAGCGTGGCGCTCGGCGTGCGCGACTCCGGCGCGGACGGCACGACGCCGCTCGCGCTCCGCAGGATGCTGGCGGCGCTGTTCCCGCACACGGGCGTCGTGGATGGGCTCGCGGTGTCGGGCTCCACCTCTCTCGCGTACTCGGTGGCGGCGGGCGTGGCCGTCTGCTCCAGGGGGGGCGGGGACGGCTCGACGCTCGCGGCGGTCCCGGCGGGCAGCACGCCCGCGGTGGCGGCCAACGGGACGGGGTTCCCGCGCATAGACGCCGTGTGGGTGACCTCGCACGACAGGGACCAGGGCGACGCCGACAACCACGTGGCGCTCGGCGTCACGCAGGGCGCGCCGGCGGCGGGCCCCGCCAGGCCCGCCGCGCCCACCTACGCGACGGTGCTCGCCTACATGCGGCTCCCCGCCGGGGCCACCACCACGGCCCAGGCCACGGTGGAGGCGCGCGGGGACGCGGCGACGCCGGCTGGCGGGACGCTCGGGCTCCTCGGCGAGGCCGCGCTCAACGCCGGCAGGAGCGTGTCCACCGGCGGCTCGTGGAGCGACTTCTACACCGTGGCCGCCACGGTCACGGTGCCGTCGAGGCACCTCGTGCGCGCCGACTACCGCGCCACCCTCGCGGTGCCCCCCGGCGGCAGCACCGGCTGGACGCGCGTGCGGCCGTACCTCACCGTGGACGGCGTGGAGGTCAAGGGGTCCCGTCGCAAGTGGCCCGCGTGGGCCGGCCCCGAGCTCACACACTCGTCCTCCTGCGTGGCCGAGCTGGCCGCAGGGACGCACACCGTGGAGCTGCACCTCGCCTACGACGGCGGGGACTGGGGCCTCTCGATCGTGGACGGCGGCACCGGCGGCGCGGCGCTCTCCGTCTGGGACGAGGGGGCCGCATGACGTGGGAGGCCTTCCTCTTCGACTCCATGACCGGGCTCGTCGCCGAGGCGGTCGACCTGCCCAGCTTCAGCTGGGCGCTCACGGTCGGCGACTGCTCGCTCTCGACCACCCGCGACAAGGGCGCGGGCGAGGGCGACGCCTCGGGGCTGAGGCTCCCGTGGGCCGCCGTGCCGGGGCGCACCGCCGCCGAGCGCCACGAGGCCATCGCCATGTGGCGGCGCGGCATGTGCCTCATGTGGGACGGCGCGCCGGTCGTGGCGGGCGTCATCGGCCCCAAGTCGGGCACGGCGAGGGACGTGTCCATAGACCTGCTCAGCCCGCTCGAGGTGCTGGCGCACCGCTACGCCGTGCGCGAGGGCGCCTTCGGCACCGGCACAACGACCGTGGAGGAGGGGGAGCGGAAGGGGCAGGCGGTCTCCTCCGTGACCACGGACTCCATCCACTGGTCGGGCGAGAGCCTGC